ATCTTCTCCATCAACTCTGGGAGAAATCCACGCACATCTTTTCGATACATCGCACCATTCGCACATACGGCACTATCTTTATGCAACTCAAAATTGACTTCTTCTTGAAGGATTTTATCAACCGAGGCTGTTGGATGTCGTTCATCCTTGAGGGTCTCAGGGGAAATATTATACTGCATAATGAGATGCGGATACAGACTATTCAAGTCAAATGATACCACCCAATCATACTTGCCAGGTATTGGTTCTTTCACATAAGCACCTGCATATTTTTCAGATTTATCAGATCTTTCCTTTGGAGGTATAACAATATTTCTTTTCTTAAGATAATTGTATATAATGGTATCCCACATACGAACCTGTGAGAATACATCAGCATAGTTTGCCTTGGCATCATATGCCATAACGATTGCAAGTTCGATCAATTTCATCTTGTCTTCCATACGGTCAACAAGTTCCACGTCAATGATGTTGTATTCAACAAACTTTTGCCAACCCTTTGTGTAGAAATCCTTAAATGTATCAAACTCAGAGTGGTCAAGTTTTTTCTGTCCAAGTTCTACGGATGCAATATAATCTAAACGATATGATTCTTGTGCTTTATAAGTAAACTTCTTATAGAGATTCAGATAATCTAATTGTGTGATACCACCAATGTCATACGTAATATTCTTACGTCCTGCAATATAAATCACATCTTCAGTCACCAAACCCCATGGAGATAATCTTTTACGAAGTTTTTCTCCCAAGACTCTTTCAAGTCTACGTGCCAAATATGGTATATCATACAATTCACTATTCCAACCAGTAATAACCTCTGGTGTATTCTCTTCAATCATCCACCAGTGAATGAATGAATTCAATAACTCATACTCACTATTAAATCCCTTGTATATAACGTTCTTCTGTTTATTATTGAAAGGTCCTTGACCCCAAGTCCTTATCTGTTTTGTTGTATAGTCCTGTATTGATATGAGAAGTATTTCTTCCGCAGCAGATTCTACATCAGGGAAACCATTCTCCGATTTCACCTCAATATCAAGTGTAGTGATCTTGATCTTACTCGAATCAAACTTAATTTCTTCTTCTGGATACTTCTCTGAAATATATTGATAGATGTACCTATCATTACCATACACCTTAAAGTTCTCAACTTCAGAATATCTTCTGATAAACTCACGACACTCTCTTACTGTGCCTGGTTCAACAGACTCCACATAGTCACCCTCAAGAGTTTTGAATCTTGTTTTCTTTTTTGAAGGAACAAAAAGAGTTGGATAAAACTTCTCACGAGTGGCAAAATGTTTTCCATTCTCATAACCACGAACTAAGAAATTGTCTCCAACCATTTGGACGTTGGTGTAAAACCTCATTAGGATGTCAATTTAATATACTTGTCACGCAACTCACCATTTGGTTCTACAAATGTAAGTGCATCACCTGACCTCAACATTGTAGCAGATTGATTACTAAAATCCAACCATGGTTCTAGTGTATAGACATCTTTAGTTTTAATCAACTTAAAGGGACTGGTAATTTTACAATCTGGTTCACCAGGTATATCACCAAATACCTCTTCAATTTCTGATATTAAAACAACACCACTTGACAAAATGATACACTGTATATTCTTTTCCATTTGTTTAAGTCAAATATTTTTATGGTAGATTCCTATCGCCGCTAATCCTGAACCTACCAAAGGGGATTACCGCAGTCAGTATTTCTCTGACAAATACATTATAGCACAACTTCTCCAATTGTCCAACTTTTGTATCCAAATGCATCTATGGTATCATGTGCATCTGTCTCAGCATCTTTCGGAATTATAATACAATAACCAATTCCCAAATTAAATACCTTTTTCATTTCCTCTTCTGGTATCTCACCCGCCAACATAATATCTTGAAATATTTTAGGTAAGTTCCAAGAACTGTAATTAATATTTGCTTTCAGTCCTTTGGGTAGACATCGTGGCAGATTTTCAGGTATACCACCACCAGTGATATGTGCCATACCCAAAATTGGAACTTCGTTTAATAATCCTTCCACCAAAGAGGTGTAGATACGAGTGGGTGTTAAGTATTCATCGGTAATCTTCAATCTACCCTCACGAACTAAATGATTGATTAAACTATATCCATTACTATGAATACCATCACTTTCAATTCCAATTATTACATCTCCTTCTCTAATTAACTTCCCATCTATTATATCAGATTGTTCCACAATGCCTGTAGCAAATCCCGCAAGATCAATGTCAAAGGTCATAGGGTGTTCGGCAGTTTCCCCACCAATCAGTTCGGCACCTGCTAGTTCACATCCTTTGATAATACCTTTCATAATATCATCTACCACTGGATTAATTGTGTTCAAAGAAATATAATCTAAAAAATATAATGGTTTTGCTCCACATGTGATAATATCATTCACACACATTGCAACAAGATCAATACCAATGGTTGTATAGTCTCTTAAACGACTACATATGCAAATTTTTGTGCCAACTCCATCAGCACCAGAAACTAAAATAGGTTCCTCATATCCACGAGGAACCTTAAACATACCACCGAATCCACCGATAGTAGGTACTTTTTCTTTTAGTCTCTCAACGAAGGCATTACCTGCCTCGATGTCAACACCTGATGATTTATAAGTAATCTTTTCTTGCATGATGATCTGGTACTATCTTACCCAACTTGACGGTAAGAAGTCCATCTTTGAATTGAACCTCTCTGACTTCAACATCATCTGATAATGTCCAGGCTCTTGAGAAAGATCTTTGAGCCAGTCCTTGATGGACATACTCGGATCCCGTCTCCTTTGTCTCTTTTTGACCATCAACAATAAGTTTTCCATATTCAGTGTAAACCTTTAATTCTTTTTTAGTGAACCCTGCAAGAGCAATCTCAAGCACAGACTCAACATTATTTACATGAATTAAATTGTAGGGTGGATAGTTTGTTGTGGTTTCATAAGAATTAAAAAATCGGTCTAGATAATCATCCATACCTATACCGTTCTTTGAAATTATTTTCATCAACTCTGGTAAGTTTGCAGAGTGATATCTTTGTAAGTTCATAGTTCTCCTTAGTAAGCGAGTATTTAATGTGGATCCTTTCGGCATCCAATACTATTTAACCATAAAACGCAAAAAAAGGAGGGTGGTTAACCCCCCTTTTTTCTAAGGATTCATTGGTTTGCTCCTATTCTAGAAGTGATCTACATTCTAATGCACATGATTTGTCTCCGTCTTTACATTCAACAATACACTCAAAGTAATCATCTATTGGATCTGAATTAGATAAGTTGAAAGGAACCCAAGAGTTCAAATTGTTGAATGATATTGGATTGTGCATAGGCATCGTCTCCTTATATACTCATTATTATGTATGAAAGAATTTATACTTATGTGAGGATTTCTTAACAAAAAGAAATGCCTAGTCGGTCTTTTTCTTCTTACTTCCGATATTGTATTTTGTCTCTAATATCCAATCACCTTTATCTTTGTAAGACAAAACTTTAATTTGGTTTAAGGGTGCTATATCTTGTATTCTATCAGCATTTATAATCTCAACTAATCCCCAATCAACTAATAATTGAACTATACGATTACGTCTCTGGACATCGTTTACAGTTAAATTTGCACGTTTACCATCTAAAGCAAATAACTCTTTAAAATGAACAATGTAATATCTACCCTGCTTATGCAGTATATGACATGATTGATATATTTTCTTCTCTTTTCTTGACGCAACACCAATTCTTGTTAGAGTTTCTCTGACTTTCAAAAAATCATCAGGTTCACCTAGTGAAATTTCCACCATCTGATCCGATGTCCAGTTCACCTCTGGTTCTTTAACGACACTCATTTCGATCCTCCAGTTTCAAATTTCGATTTTATAAAATTAAGTTGTTCTTTGGAAAGAATTTTAATAATCTGTTTTGCTTTTTCGTTACTATACCCATAATAACGTTTTACATAATCTAGATCTTTGATTTCATCCTTACGAAGCCAAGGAGAAAATCTTTTCTTAACTCTGAGGGTATTTATAAAAAAGTCATATTGCATCTTCTTTGGTAAAAAATTATACTTATTCATTTCATTCGCAAACATGACTGCATCAAGATGACCAGAATAACAACGATTAATTATATAAGGTGGATAATCTTTCTCAATTGATGAGTCTTCATCAATCAAGTTTTTCTTTGTCTGATTTATAGAGTTTAACCAATCTTTGAGTTCAGTCATTATAATTCACCATGATAAAGTATTTTCTGAAATAGTTTATTTCCTTTTTTAATATTCTCTTTCCAATCAGAAGCAGCATTTTCATCTGCCTTATCCGATATGTATTTGAAACATTTAAAATTAACATCATATTTTTTACACACTTTAGCAATTGCGTATGCTTCCATATCTACTATATCACATTCTATGTCTGGTTTACCCACCGCAAAAGAATCACCACTTCCAACAACTAGACCCCTTCTACCTATACGAATATTCTCTTCAAATGGAGTCTGACCTAATCTAAATCCAAGTGGTCGAACATCCATATCACGATCAACATATCCAGTAACTTCAACTAAACCAGATATATCTTTTACGGCACCAGCAGTCCCATAATTAATTATTGTTTTTGCTCCCGAATCTATAGCCTCCATTGTAGCAATGGTAGCATTTACTTTACCACACCCACTTAAATAGATCTGGTGTCCTTCTATTCCTTCTGCTTCTTGTGGAAGAGCAATAACTAATGCAATCATAATTAAATTAATAATTGTTCAAGTGGTGATACTGGATGTATATTATAATTTGTTATTAATAATTCTGTCTTTACATTCTCATCTGTTCCCTTGTCTCCACGATGTGCCATTGAATATCTTAATTTCCATTCCTCCAGATTGTAATTACTATACATTTCCTTCAAACGATCATTAACATTGTAAGTAATCATAAATTTATGAATGCAATTGTAAACCTGATCCGCAAATCTATCATGATCAAATGACCTATGCATCTCACGATTCTTTCCATATAGAAAATCTTTTATATCATATGGTGGGTCTAGAAATATAAATGTATCATCAGATCCTTTCTCTATCAACAATTCAGAATAATCTACATTAGTTATTTTCCAATTCTTAATTAACTTTGAAAATTCCTTCAACTTATCAGCACCAACTAAAGAAAAATTAGAGTTAGATGCTGTCTGTGAAAAGGTGCTATTTTCCGTGAGACCAGAATAACTACACTTATTCATAATAAAAAATGCAACTGCCTTTTCAAAATTATCATATGTATCAATCTCTTCTTTGTACTTATTGAAAAGATCTTTTGCTTTTGCTGTTATCTTATCGGGATTACCTTCATCAAGAGTATTCTGTTTTTCTTCACGTACTCTCTCAGATAAATCCTCACCTCTGTCTCTAAGTTGAACCCAAAAATTATATAAAGGCACATAGAGATCATTGATCCAAACTGGTATGTCTGGATTCGATTTAGTAATATCTATTGCAATCGATCCTCCACCTATAAATGGTTCACGATATTCAGAAATATTTTTAGGATACCATTGAGAAAGAGTTTTGATTGCTTTTGATTTGCCACCAGGATATCTTAATGGTGTTTTGAGAGATTTAATTGACATCAATACAATCTATCACCATACTTTCTCAAATCTTCTTGTTCTTGTATGATTGTGAAAACTTCAGTAAGATCAATTACACTTTGAGTCATTATACGATAACCCATACCAAGATAAATTTGACCAAGGATAACTGCTACTGTAGCAGCACCCCAGAAGATATAATACTTGTTTGATTTAACTTGATGTTTTAATTTCGACATGTTTTTCATTTTAAATAATTTAATAACGATAGTATAACTAGAAGTGTTAAACAAATTTGATTGTATGTCATTTATAAAGTTCTTCTAAAGAAAATAAACTGTAAAACTCAAGTCCTGCTAACTTGAATGCTGTATTTGCTTCTTCATTCTCTTGACGATCAATGATAGAAACTACACGTTTAACTTCATAACCTGCATCACGAAGTCTCTTTACTGCTTTGATTGATGATTCACCTGTAGTGACTACATCCTCTAACACAGTTACTCTAGATCCTTCTGGAGGTAGTGGACCTTCAATGTATTCATTGGTTCCATGACCCTTTGCCTCTTTTCGAACTATAAGTCCAGATAAAGTTCCCCTATTGAGTGCAGACATAATTACAACTCCTGATACTAAAGGATCAGCACCAAGAGTGAGTCCTGCCACAGCAACAGATTTCTCATCTATACATTCCATGAGCATCGCAGAAGTAATTGCTAAACCTCTACCATCTAAAGTAATAGGTTTACAATTTACATAATGCTCACTTTTTCTACCAGATGATAAAGTAAATTCACCTTTACGATATCCTTTCTCCTTAATCATCTTTAGCAATTCATCTTTCATTTAAATTCACACTCCACCATAATTTCAGTTAGTGCTGCCAAAAGATTTATTTCTTGATCGGCAACAAATGCCATTTGATACTGATACTTTGCAATGACTAGTATCGCAGCAGGAATACTAGTTGGTATCATTGTATCATATAAGGAGTCGTAGATGCGTCTAAGCAAAACAGAGGGATCGTTATCTAAATTAGCAACTACCCATTTACGAACTTCAGAAAAGTTTTTTTGTTTGAGATTTTTAACTAAATCATCAACAGCAACATCAGAAAATGCAGCAAGTATTCCACTGTCTATTTTACCACTTACAGAATATCTTTGACACTCATTTAACACTCTCCTCCAATCAGGAAAATGTTTATTAATTAGTTGTACTATAACTTTCTTATCAGATTCAATTCTTTCAACTTCAAGTATATGATTAATTCGAGAAAAAAATTGTGCTGCTATTGCTGGTTTGTCTTTTTTATTAACAGAAAAGTCAACAACTGAGCAACGAGAGTGTAATGGCTCAATAATTTTGTTCTTATAGTTGCAGGTGAAAATGAATCTGCAGTTCCTAGAGAACTCCTCAATAGACGCTCTGAGAAGGAGCTGTACGTCGGAAGTGGTATTGTCTGCTTCGTCAATGATAATGACTTTATGTTTCGACTGACTTGTAAGAGAGACGGT